GCTAACGCTCCTCTTATGGATCCTGCGCGAACATTTGCTCGTAAAACATTACAGTGGAACAGAGCGTTTATCCAAGAAGAAGTTGTACGTTTTGTACGCGATAACAACTATTCATATGATGAAGACAAATGTGCAAGAGACGTTGGATTTATTATTGACGCGGTTGCAAGAGATGTTGAAACTGGATCTGATTATCCTTCCAAATATTACGGTAGAGCTTATCGTGTAGGTACGGTTGGTGCAGATAAAGTAATCGAAGAGCAATTAGCAGAAACTATTTCAGCTATTGAATATGTAAGAGATGATATTTTACCACGATTAACTGGCACAGCTCTTACGAGAGCAACACAAGCCTTTACTAACGTTATTGGTATTATGACTGATGGAACAACCGGACTAACATATGCTAGCTTCGGAACAGGTAACATCGGTAATACAAACGCCAATGCTACAGACGGCTTACAAGCTAACAGACAATTCTTACAAAAAGAAGCATCAGCATGGATTAACTTACAAATCGCTAATAACGCAGCTGGTTTCGTAGGATTAGTATACGACCAAGCTAAATGTGAAAGAGATATTGGATTTATGATTGATGCGGCATCATTTGACATTAGACATGGTTCTAATGTTGCGATGAGAGACTTTGCAAAACTTTACTTCGAAAACGGAGTGAATGTTGGTTTACCGGCAGAACAGAGAGCTCCAACCGCAGCCGCATTTGCACACATCGCTGATATCGCTGAAAAGGCAGTATTGAAACAATCAATTACTCCAACAACTGGTAACGTTCTTACAGCAACTACTTCGTTCGGAAATGTTGTCGGTCAAACAGGTGCTGATGTTGAAAACCTTATCCTTATTGTAAGAGATATTATTGCTGAAGATTCGTTAATCAATCTTCCACAAATACAAGAGGCACAGGTAAATGCTGGTGCGGCTCAAAACTATAACGAAGCTGCTTCAGTTACAATTATCAGAGATCGTAAAGCTCCACTCGGTGCCGCGGTTGTACAATATCTTGCAGACAACTTCCACTTCCTAGAGTATAGCGAAGAGCGTTGCCGCAGAGATGTTGGTTATATTGTTGATGGTATCAGCCATGATATTCAGTACGGTGGTAACACTGCTACTCACGGAAACGCTGAACTTTACTTTAAAAATGCTGTTAACTTATTACCAATGGATCAGCGCAGAGCAACAAAAGAAGCATTTACCCATATGGCAAAAGTTGTACGTTGGGTAACGCGTAACGAAATGGTACCTCGTAAACTTGGCCGTCAATGGACTCCATCTACAGCCACATACGATCCAGATACCGGAATCTTTACTGCAACACTTGGTGCTAATCATAACCTAAATGTTGGGGATCACGTATTAATCGCGCCTGAGAGTATTGTGTTTACATGTACCTTAGATGGTAACGTGGCTGAACACCCATCACCAGAAGCGGGTGACCCATACTTCAACGCCCCAATGTATATTACTGCAAAAGATGCGACAACCATCACAATGCAAGTTGGTAAAGTTCCTTATGGTAAAGGTGGTGGAGCTCATACATTCGTTAGAGCTTCTAAGAATGCTATCACTCACGTGACAGGAAACCACGTTAAACAAGAGATGCCAACCATCGCCGCAAGAAGAGAAATTGCAAATGAGGCAATGGAACTTGGTATGATGATTGCAAATATCGCTGATGACAATGACGCAAGCAAATTACCATCCAGAAGAGATCCACACATTGCTTGGATTGAAGCTGATATGTTAGCTGCTAAAAACGTTATTGATGATAATTCCACAATGATCGCAGATGAGTTACAGACTTATATCTACGAAACTTACAATGGTATTAGCTACGCCAAAGAGAAATGCCGCAGAGATGTTGGTACTATGGTTGACGCGCTATCACACGATATGAACTATACAACTAACTGGGCATCCCTCAGAACTGCTGAACTTTACTTTGTAAATGCCACTTCAATCTTACCGGCAGACCAAAGACAGCAGACAGCAGCATTCTTCGGTGAAATGGCTTCACTTGTATCATTAGTCACACAAAGAGCTGCGGCAAATACTGCGCTTATGAGCCATACATCAGTTGTACAAGATATAACAACACACGATCCAGCAACAGCTGTTGAAGGTGAAGAAGCTGCTGACCTAGTAAGAATTGTTGAAGATACAATCAGAAGAGATAGTATGGACGGCATGCCATCAGTTGTCGAGCCTGATACTTCTTGGGTTGACAACAGTAAGGTATGGGCTGCGAAACAAATCAATGATAACCTTGACGAATTGGCTGACGACGTCACTCAGTTCTTGAAAGATACATTTACAATTATTGATTACTCAAAAGCAAAATGCCGCAGAGACGCTGGTTATATTCTAGACGCCATGTCTTGGGATCTTAACTATGGCGGTAACCTTGCCACAAGATGGAACGCAGATTTCTATTATTGGAATAATGAATTAAGAGTTCCAGAAGATACAAGAGTTGCTACAGCTCAAGCTTATCGTCAACTTGGACGTATCGTAAAAGATGTGGTAATTGGTGAGTATCCAGGTCAAAGAATCCGCTCAGAGCTTGGTACAACAGTACAAGCAAAACAAGCTGATGATTTAGGAATGATCCTTTATAACGCTCTATACTATAACACGCCAAAAGCTCTTGGTCCAACAATTGAACCTAACTTTGCGTGGGAAACAGATAAGACATTCAACTTTGCGAAAGACATTTTATCTAATAACAGAACAAGGTTGCAAAAGGAAGTTCAGAGATTTATTACTTCTGAATATAAATTTATTGACTTACCAAAAACTTATCGTGATGCTGGTAACCTACTTAAAATTATACAAAACGATTTCAGATATGTTAACCCTGCGGTTGCTGTTAATGGATTGTATAACGAAGTCGGTGCTGGTGCTGATAAGGCAACAAGATCGTTTGCGGCAGCGTTGTTTAATATTAACGCTGAGCACGTGTTCCCAGTATTTAATCCACCAGAAACATTTGCTGATTGGAGAAAATTACGCTTTAAGGGAACTGTAGCAGATGCGGCAGCAAGAGACGCGTTGACAGGAGTTAAACGTTGGGAAGCTTATATTATTCCAGTTAATAATAATGCAAACCGCTACGTTGGTGAGATCTGGTACTGGACAGGAGTTACATGGGCAAGCGCAGGAAATAATAACACAGACCTGCTATATTCCTTCTATTCTGCCTGGGAAAAGATGCGAGACTATATAAATAACAATATCGCACCGGATCAAGAACACAGAAACATGGTAACCGAATTGATTGACAACGTACTTATAGACTCAGTAATTAGGCCGAACTTCTTGGCATTTGGATCACTCGTTGAATCCATTGCTCACCAGTTCAACGGTGCCTCAGCTGGTGTTAACAGAAATGCGTTGCCACTTAACTTTAGAAACATTGGTGCAGCGATTGGTGCTACTGCTTCCGTACTTTCGGAAAACGGTGGTAGAATCAGATGGTCAGGATCAGACGAATTAAACAACCAGTACTTTGCAAGAGGACTGCGAATTAACGGTAGAACGGGTCGAATCGAAGGCCGACCATTTACTTCATCGGTTCGTAAACTTGCAAGACGTGCATCTAACTCAAGGGCATCACTATAATGGCTATTACAACGATTAATACAACTCAGGCGCCCGACGCAAAGCCGGTCGCCAAATCCTTTACATTATCTACTAATTGGCAGACAATGATTGAAGTTCCAAACTACGAAGTTCCAGAGCTAGTGTTTGGTGGTTCAACAACAGTAGAACCGGGTGTTGGTGAAGTTATTTCACCTTTAATGCTCTGCAACTTTACAGCAAATACTGTGGCAGTTGATGTTCGAACATACAGATATGATTTAAATGATACTTTTTGGATTGTAAGAAATATGCAAATTCCTGCGTATGATACAGTCCCACTACCGCTTAACGGTCAGTTCTTTAAATCTGGTGATTTATTAGAATTAAAAACCGATACCAACTTAGCGGTTGACGCGACATTGTCGTTTACACTCGGTCAGTCTGAGGAGGATGACGTATAATGCCATTTAGATCACTTAGTGGAAGCCGAATAATTGGGCAGGGTACTCCGCAACCGGTACCTATACAATTAGATCCAGCTCCGTATAAAGGTGCCCTTGCCTTTGGAACGGATAATCTGGTATATGTTTCCGACGGAACAGCTTGGAATGCAATTGGTGCGGGAACACAAGGTACAACAGGTATCCAAGGGGATACTGGTAACCAAGGTGTGCAAGGTACATATGGACCTGGTTTTACAATTATTGGCTCGGTACCTGATGTTAATGTAGACCCACCAAATGACGAACAACTTACTCTCAACACTGCATTCCCCAGCGCCAATACTGGTGACGGCGTTATTGATAATACCGATGATGAGCTTTGGATTTATGACGGCGCAACTTGGGTAAACTTTGGATCATTCCGTGGTGTGCAAGGTTTCCAAGGCGTGCAAGGTCTACAGGGTTTTCAAGGTACTATTGGTGAAGAAGGTATTCAAGGTTCTCGTGGTTTCCGTGGTTTTCAAGGTACACAGGGTATTCAAGGTGATAGAGGTATTCAAGGCTTACAGGGTATTCAAGGTAACCAAGGTACACAAGGCCCACAAGGAACTCAAGGTGTACAAGGAGTACAGGGAACGCAAGGTCTTTTAGGCTTCCAAGGTACACAAGGTCCACAATCTATTCAAGGTACCACGGGTATCCAAGGTGACGTAGGTATTCAAGGTATGCCTGGCGACGACGCCGGAATGATTGTTTCATATAACGTATCACACGAATTTGCAGAACCATCACCTGCCACTAACGGATTTATATATTTTAATTCTCCTGCAGCTGATACCGGCAACTTAACTGGCGTAAGTAAAATTTGGATTTCAGATAATGATACATTTGGTGTTGATCTAACAGCATATTTTACTGCGATTGACGCCTCATCATCTGCTAATAAAGCCGTAATGAAAGTTACATTACGAGATAATCCTTCTAAATATATTATCTTTAATATTACAGAGCTTACTGATGATGGCAACTATTGGGATTTAGATGCATCTTATGTATCAGGCACAGCCTTAAAAGAAGACTTTGTTGCAGAAGACTTAGGTAATCCAGGAACATATATTTCTCTTCCTTGTATTGTAGCATTTAGTATCGCTGGTGATAGAGGTTTCCAAGGTATACAAGGCCCACAAGGAACCCAAGGTGTACAAGGCGTTCAAGGTATTCAAGGAGACCAAGGTGTACAAGGTGTGCAAGGTCCACAAGGAACTCAAGGCGTTCAGGGTTTACTTGGCTTACAAGGTGAACTCGGTTTCAGTGGTGGCTTAACATTTAACTTTGATTATAATAGCTCCACAACTGAAGGTTTCCCAGGTCTTAACTCGTGGTTACTTAACGATGCAGATGTTACTCAAGCGTCAAAACTTTATATTGACGATTTAACTAACACTGGTAGAAGAGTTGATGGACTATTTAATTACCTAGACACTCTTACGAGTAACCCAAAAGGTCAAATTTTTATCAGAACGCCAAAAAATAATGGCACTGATGAATACGAATTTATAATTTATAACTTTTCAAACTGGACATGGTCACCTACAGGCACAGGCGCTGATTGGGGACACTTTGATGTTTCATGGGTAGCAAGTTCTAATCTTGGCGGAACAGATGCTAACCCAGGTACAAGCTGGACCAGCGGCGCTGTACCAGTTTATGGAGATACAGCAATTGTTGACTTTATTCCTTCAGGCCAAAGAGGTATGCAAGGTATTCAAGGTACAACAGGACTTCAAGGTGTCCAAGGTTTCTTGGGTAACCAAGGTGTTCAAGGGGATCAAGGTACACAAGGTTTCCAAGGTACACAGGGCTTCCAAGGCGTACAAGGTGACCTCGGTGTTCAAGGTATTCAAGGTACGACAGGTATTCAAGGTGATACGGGTTTCCAAGGTTTACAAGGACATGGTGGTAACCACGGTGGATTAACCTTTGAATGGAATTTTGATGCTGACTTGACTGCTCAGTCTAATCCAGGCGCAAGTAATTGGAAAATTAACAGCGGCAATATTACAACAGCCACAACTCTGACGATTGATGATTTACCACTTGATAACTTTACTAATGATATTGATGGTATTTTTGATTACTTACAAGGTAATCCATCTGCAATTAAAGGTCAAATCTTTATTGAAAGTCAGCATGACGATAATGGCCCTCCAGGTCACCACTTTGTAGTATATGAATTTACAGATTTTACTTGGGATGCTACAGGTAATTCTTGGGGTTGGTTTGATATTAACTACGTGGAATCGTCAAACGTAACCGCAAACGATTGGAACACGGTTGTTACAGACCACGGACCAAAAACAGTTATTAACTTTATTCCAGCTGGTTTAACTGGTACACAGGGTATGCAAGGTACGACTGGTATCCAAGGTGATGTCGGCTTCCAAGGTATCCAAGGGGATCAAGGAACTCAAGGCGTACAAGGAGTACAGGGTAACCAAGGTGCACAAGGTGTAGCTGGTGCGTTTGGTGGAGCATCATTTGAATATGATTATACTCCTGACGCAACACCGACTGGTCCAGCTGCGGGTGTTCTTAAATTTAATAATGCCGATATTAGTGCTGCAACTGTTCTTCGTATCAACGAAGTGGATACTAACGGTAATGACATTGAAGCATTCTTAAGAACAATTGATGATTCTTCAAGTGCTACAAAAGCATATATCAAACTTATTTCAATCGCCGATCCAACGGAATTTGCGTTATATGCACTTACAGGATCTGCTGAACCTGGCGCATACTTTAACTTGAACGTAACTTGGATTTCAAGTTCTGTAAATATGGATGCGACATATCTTACAAATAACGTTGATGTCATAGTTACATTTTCTAGAACTGGTGATTCCGGTATCCAAGGTGTTCAGGGTATGCAAGGTACACTGGGTATTCAAGGTGACTTGGGTATTCAAGGTTCTGACGGTGCTGGATCTCAGGGTATCCAAGGTGTTCAAGGTGATTTAGGTTTCCAAGGTACACAAGGTTTCCCAGGTCCTATCGGTCCACAGGGTGCTCAGGGTACTGACGGTTTACAAGGTGGACCTGGTTTCCAAGGTTCAACAGGTGGATTTGGTGGTGTAACCTTTGACTATACGTTTAGCACAACCACAACAACTACCGAGGATCCGGGCGTTGGTTATATCAGATTCAATAATGCATCTCTTGCATCTGCCACAGAAATGGCTATTGATGATCGCGACGATGGTTTCAACAACTTAGCTGCGTTCTTACAAACAATTGATGATTCAACAAGTCCAATTAAAGGTCACTTTAAAGTTTCTGAAAAAACCGATCCTAATGATTTTGCAATCTTTACGATTTCAGGATTGGATGACGAAGCTGGTTGGTTCAGAGTACAGTGTGCTAATATTACACAGTCTCTTACAAACTTTGCAAATGACGAAGATATTATTATTACATTTGCTAGAACCGGTGACATCGGTCCAGATGGTCCTCAAGGTGTACAAGGCTTTGAAGGATTCCAAGGACCAGGTGGTTTACAGGGTGGCGGTGGCGGCCAAGGTACTCAAGGCCCACAGGGTATGCAGGGTACACAAGGTTTCCAAGGTACACCAGGATTTATCGGTGGTGACGGTACACAAGGCTTCCAGGGTTTCCAAGGTGTTCAAGGCTTCCAAGGTGTTGGCGGTGTTGATGGTAACGAGGGCGGACAAGGTGTACAAGGTGTACAAGGTCTATTAGGCGAAGGCGCACAAGGTATCCAAGGTGAAAGCGGTGCACAGGGTATTGCTGGTATCGGTGCTACTGGTATTCAGGGTTTCCAAGGTATCCAAGGTGACGCAATCCAAGGTATGCAAGGTCTACAAGGTGATCCAGGTCCTCCAGGTGCTGGTAACCAAGGTATTCAAGGTCTGCAAGGTTTCCAAGGTACTGTTGGTGATGTAGGTTTCCAAGGTGTGCAGGGTATTCCAGGGGCCGGTGAAGCCGGTGTACAAGGTGTTCAAGGTATTGACGGCGATCCAGGTGTACAAGGTTTCCAAGGTATTGGTGGCGATGGTAACCAAGGTGTTCAAGGTTTCCAAGGTGCTGGCGGTATTGGTGATGATGGTATCCAGGGTAACGACGGTTTCCAAGGTATACAGGGTATTATTGGTGAATCCGGTGTTGGTGGTACTCAAGGTGTTCAAGGCTTCGACGGTATTCAAGGTAACCAAGGTACTGAAGGTGGATTAGGCGAACTAGGTGCTCAAGGTCACCAAGGTACACAAGGTGATTTTGGTTTCCAAGGACCTCCAGGTGTTGGTTCACAGGGTATCCAAGGTGGGCAAGGCGTACAAGGTAACCTCGGTATCCAAGGTTTCCCTGGTCAAGGTACACAGGGTATTCAAGGTACACAGGCTGCTCAAGGTGTTCAAGGTGAACGTGGTTTCCAAGGTACACAGGGTGCACAAGGCTTTGGCCCTGAAGGTGCTGTTAACAACATCCAAAACGTTCATGAAACCAGTGTACAAGATACTGCGTTGTTCCTTACAATGGTTGAAGGTGGATCTACCACGCAACCGCTTAGAGCAACAACTGGTCCTAACCCAGGTGGTGAATCCAACTTCTTCTATACGTCAGATGTTGACGAGCTTACAGTGGAAAACATCCAAACTGAAGGTAACTTAGTTGTTGAAGGTACTGCAACATTTAATGGAGCGGTCGAAGGATTTTCTTCCAACCTCTTCTTCCCAACGGATGTTTTCTTAGGATTCGGTGGATCAGCTGGTACGCCAACTGCAGAACTTGGTTATAACGGTTCCACATCAAGTCTGGTTGTGGATGTTAACACTGCTGTTATGAGCGCGTTTAGAATTAGAAATACTTCTACCAATGGTTCTATATTTACAATGAATACAGCAGACGGTTCGTTTACTGCATCTGGTGACATCGAAGCTAACTCAGACGAAACTCTTAAAGAAAACATCGAAACTATTAACGATGCTCTTCTTAAGGTGGATGAGTTGAGAGGTGTTTATTTTGATATGAAAGCAAATCCAGGTAAACGTAAAACTGGTGTTATCGCGCAAGAAATGGAAAGAGTATTACCTGAAGTTGTTTCAACAGCAGATGACGGAATCAAGAGTGTTGCTTATGGTAACGTAGTTGGCCTTCTGATTGAAGCGATTAAAGAACTTAAAGAAGAAGTTGACCAACTAAAAGGTTGATAAGTGTTTTTAAGTCAGGTTGCGAATTAAAAAAGGGGGGCTTGATGCTCCCCTTTTCTATAGCGACATTATTATAAATAAAGAAAAATGGTCCATTCAGAAGAGATTAACAAATGAGTTCTCAAGCAAATATTTACATAGATCAAGGTACTGATTTTAGACTTACCATCGAGCTTTTCGATGAGGACGATCTTGATTTACCTATTAACGCTTATACCTTTTTTAGTGATATAAGAAAGATTTATTCAACTAAAAAAGCAGCAGAATTTGAAATACAAAAAAATGAAAATGATATAACACTTGTATTAGATTCCGATACAACCATCCAGCTCACGCCTGGAAAATACCAATATGATGTTTTAATGAGGAAGCCAACGGGAGAAATCTCCAAAATTGTCAACGGATTGGCAATCGTTATATCAACCATCACGGAGGTATAAAGGGTGACTGTTAAAGTTAGAGTCGGTCAAACTAAAAACGTACGTTTAGTAGCAACTGGCGAAAAAAGACCTGTCATTGTACCAGATTCAATTACCTTGGGTGTTGATACAGTTGGTGAATATGTAGGAAAAATAGATGCTGGTGCAGCGATTGTTGTTACACCAGAAACAAACATTGAAACCGCAAATCTTGTAATATCTCACGCGATTACAACCACACAATCTAACACGATTAATGGTGCACTAGGGTTTGTAAGTAACGCTACGTTAGATCAATTTGGTCACGTTACTGGTTTTAGTAATACAGCTTTAAGTTCAGCGAATTTTAGTGCTAACAATGGTGTTATTTCTTCACAAAACATAACGTTTGGTAATACTGATATTACTCTTGGTGAATCTACAGATCGGATAATGGGTCTGAATAGATTACAAATCGGTACTATTGATATTACAAATGACACGATAGATTCACAAGGTAATGTCGCTTTCACAATGACAGATCCCTTGGGTACCTATTCGTTTGGCGTTCGCAGAATTATTGATGTTGACAATCCAATTACAGATACAGATGTTGTTAACAAAAGATATTTAGAAGCAGAAATTGAACGTATTGAAAATACGGTTAAAATCGTTGCAGATCCAATTTTGGATACAGATGCTACCAACAAAAGATATGTTGATAATTTAATCCAAGGCTTGATTGTAAGACCATCAGCGCTTGCAGCAACGACTGCAGATCTTGGCGGTACATTTGAAAGCGGTAACACATCTTACGCATCAACCATTACTCTAGACCCAGTAGCAATTCTTTATATTGATGATGTTACATCTTGGGATTTAGGTGATAATTTAATTGTTAAAGACCAAACTAATCCTCGGGAAAATGGTTCATATGATGTTATACAGGTTGGTAGTGCCAATACTGAATGGGTATTCCAGAGAACAGAGTGGGGTAACCAAAGTTACGAACTTCCTGGATCGTATGAGTTTGTTACAGATGGTACGATAAATGGTGGTACAGGTTGGGTTGTAACTGTTAACGACGCCTCAACCTTTAACTTAAATGTAGACGCTGTTAATTGGGTTCAGTTCCAAGGTGAAGGTACGTTTACAGCAGGTCGTGGTTTAACGCTTAACGGTACACAGTTTACGGTTGATAGAATACAAGACATCGAACAGATTTCTGGTAATGGTGCTATTATTCTTCCTGTTGGTGACTCGACAGATAGGCCAACACCTGCCTCTGGTATGATTCGTTTTAATAACATTGACGGTCAATTTGAAGGATATGATGGAGTTGCCTGGTCAGGTCTCGGCGGTACAATTGACTTAGACCAAGACACAAAAATCAGTGCTGAAAACGTAGCTGGCGACGACAACGATGAATTAAAATTCTTTACCGGCGGAACTCTAGCAGCAAAGTTTGATGCTAATGAAGCTAACTTTTATGGAAACGTTGTAATTGCTGGTAATATTACCGTAGGCGATGCTAATACAGACTCAATTACAGTTGCTGCTGATTTTGAATCAGACCTTATACCAAATGACGACAGAACATATGCTTTAGGTTCAGAAGCTAAAAATTGGAATAAACTTCACGTAGATACAATTGAAAGCAGCGATCGTATTATTACGTTTGGTGGTACTGGCGCAATTGCGGTGCCATCTGCTAATACAGGTTTAAGACCATCTGGTCCTCCAGGTATGCTGCGCTTCAACTCTGTTGAAAATAGATTTGAAGGTTATGATGGTATTCAATGGTCAGGATTGGCCGGATCAGTTATCGACCTTGATAGAAATACTTATATTATTGCTGAAACATCTGCAGGTGCTGATAATAACCAATTAGATTTTTATACTGCTGGTATTCAAAGAGCTCAAATAGACGCAGACGGAACATCGCGTTGGGGCTTAGGACTTAACAAAGTATTAATTGATTATACCACAGGAAATATAACTGTCAATAGCCAAATTGGTTCTGCCAGTGATTTAATTTTAAATCCTGCTGGTAATATTGATGTTTCTAATAATACTATAACAGGTTTGGCAACTCCTGTCAACCCCTCAGATGCAGTTAATTTAAGCTATTTGGATAATCAGTTTTCGTCTGGTCTTACGATCGTTGATAACGCCAACACATATGCAGATGGTGTTAATCTTCTTGCAAGCCCAACAATTGAAATTGGCCGCGGGCTTGAGCTCGAAGAATTAGATTCTGCAAATAACAGTTTTAAAATTGGACTAGATGTTACTGGTGCAACGCCTGGCTTATATGGTCAAGATGGTTTTGCTCCAAGATTTAGACTTCTTCCAGATGGTCGTATTGATTTTGTTACAGATATTCCAATCGAGCTTCAAGCTAACGCGATTCCAAACTTTACAGAAACATCTCGTGATATTATTGCTCAAATGTTTACGTTGGCAAACGCAAATAACGAAGGTGTTATCGCGGTTAATGACGATTTTAACGACATTTTAAATCTAAAAGCTGCTAACTGGATTCTTAATTTAACTGGTGATGTCGTTGGCTCAAACACAATTACAAGACTATCAAATACAAATATAGATTTAAGTATTACTGATGCGTATGTAACACAACTATCGGGTGACGCAAATAGCGGTTTAACTACTGCAAGTGTTTCAAACAACACAGTTCTCGCGGTTGACTATACACATTTAGATACTATATACGCGAACCTTACGGGTGATACATTCACTGGTGATGTTATTGCGCCAAGGTTTATTGATAGTGATAACAATACGTTTTATTTAGATCCCGCCGGTGAATCACGTTTAAACAAAGTTGATGTTGGTTATGGATCTACATTTTCTCAAATTAGATTTCGCGACGGGCCTGGCTCGTTTTCAGTTATGTATGGCCAAGGTGGTAAGCTTGGTATTCTTGATAATACATTTAACTATGCTGTTTACGCAGAAAGAGCTACAGGCGACTGGATCGTAAAAAGAAATGTTGAAGCTGAAAAATTTATTGATACAGATAGCACATCTTATTTCTTACACCCAGGTGGAACTGATTCATTATTCAAAGCACTTCAAGTTGAAAACAATTTAATTGCCGGTAATATATCAGTAATTGATAGCGAAATTTCAACAACCTCTGGTGACATTACATTAAATCCAGCTGGTAATCTTGACCTTAATAGTAATTTAATTACAAATGTAGCAGACCCTGTAAGTGCTCAGGACGCGGCGACCAAAACATATGTTGATAGTGTTGCCCAAGGTTTAAGAATTATTCCAGCAGCTCTAGCGGGTACGACCGGTGATTTGGGTGCTGTTTATAGTGCAGGAACTCTTACCGATGCTTCAGCAAATACAAGCGCGTTTGTTCTGGACGGTGTTACAGACTGGAGCATTGGCGATAAGGTATTAGTTAAAGACCAAACAAATCCATCAGAAAATGGCTCTTATGAAGTTACAACTGTTGGTGATGCCTCAAATGCTTGGGTTCTTACCCGAGGCGAATACTTTAACGAAACATCTGAAATACCAGGTGCTTTCCAATTTATAACAGACGGTACTGTAAATAATGGTACTGGCTGGGTTGCTCATGTACTTGATGCAGAAACATTTGTATTAGATACTGATGATGTAACATTTTATCAATTCTCAGG